ACCACACTATCAGGATAGAATATACCAATCGCACCCGAACGTCTACCCTTTTGCCATGATACCTTATAGGTTTTCATTGTCACCACCGAACTCCTCTATTAAAAATTCTATTTCGTCATCATTTGCATTATGAAGATAATAATGAATTCGATCTTCTATGGCAAAGTTAATTAGAGTATTCATATCCCAACTATCAATCAGGTTTTCAACAGCTTTTTCTATCTGGTCATCTCTATTGGTCATCTTATCTCTCCAATTTTCTGGGACATCCCAGATTTATTTGTCCGGAGTTATCCAATCTAATGCGCCATTAAGATATTGGTGCATTTCCTTACCTGACATACGAGACGTTGCGTGATGTGATCCATTGTAATTCACCAGACAATAACCACCATAACATTCTGCAAAGTCCAAGTCCATGTGCGCTGCTTCGTGCAGCATGGCGTTAAGACGATCTAACTGATTTTGCAGTGTTGTTTTTGTAATTCGATAAGCCATTTAATTTCCTTTCAATTTTCTGGGATGTCCCAGATTTTATATCATGTCTTCTGTCATCCATGCGGCGAATGCCACCATACCTAATACGCTACCGGAAAGCAACCCTATTTGTGGAATGAATCCAAAATTCTCTGGACCAATTACCATCATGGATATTAAGCCGCACGTTACTGATAGAAATGCAGATATTACTCCAGCGATTTTGATTGTCTTTGTCATTTTATTTCCTTTCATGTTGATAAGTGAACTCTATAGAACCCCCTGACGGGTGTCAAGGGGTTCCGTAGAAGTCACTTAAACGCGTTCATTCCGAGAGACTGTAACAGTTCCTCTCCCGTGAGTTCCTTCGTTTCCCTAGGTAGTGGGTCCAGTTCCTCCGCTACCGCTAGCAACTGGGCATTTGTGGCGTCAGGGATGTGCTTCATGATCGCAGACATAATGTCATTGATGCTGATCGTATGGGTTTCCTCGGTGGCTTCCTCGGAAGCTTCCTCGGTGGTTTCCTCAGTGGCTTCCTCAGTATCCCCGGAAGCTTCCCCGTTATCCTTCTCAGCGTCTTTCTGCGCTTTCTGGATAGCTTTCCGCATAGCATCGATCTTCCGCCATCCGTTAGTTTCCCCCTCCGCTACTACCTCGTCGAAGTTCTCTGACACAAACTTGATGTCTCGAATGTGGTTTGAACGATCAGCCTGAGATAGGCCCACAAACATATCCTGTAGCGTTTGACTCGCGTCTATCATTCCCACTGTCAGGGATTTTGTAGGCCATGAGCCGTTGGTCTCTTTCCAGATTATGTTTGCAGCAAACGGGTGTATTTCTAGCACTAGCTTTCGTGCTACCTTCGCATCGGTTTTGACCGCCTTGACAAGTTCCTTGTTAATGGTTTCAGCGGTAACTTCAACGGTTTCGATCTTAGACATTGTCTATCTCCTGTGGGTTTGTCGTTGTCGATGAACAATACATAGGGATGGGTTCTGAGGATGTCCAGAGAAAATTCTGGGACGTCCCACTTTTTTCTGAATATCCCCTAAAATGTGACAATTATGCAACAGTTTCCCTGTATATATATAAGGTATCTGGTCATGGTGTGGTTCTGAGGATTTCTTGGGATGTCCCATAAACCATACTCAGGTATTCTTTCTTCTCACGTTTTATCCGGTAGTTCTCAGGTAGTCCTGAGGTGGCGTTGTGGTTACCAGGTAGTCCTAGGTGTTCTGTGGTGGTCATAGGTAGGCCGGGGGGCCCCATTGACGCCGCTCCATGTTATATATACCCTCATGACCACATGGGAAGCAATTTGGAGGTCCATGAATTAGATAACTAATTTAACTAAAGTAGAATTAAGGGGTTGACTTCTTAGGTGAGGCGGGGTATTCATAAGAAATCCTAAGAAACCCTATTGACAAAAGAAGCTAAATATGTTATAATATAGTTATATTAGGTTATTCATTAAGTATGTTATTAAAATTAATAACTTAGTTATTCTTAAGATACTTAAGTTAGTCAAACCGTTAGGTTTGGAGGTTTGTCTTTTAAAGGAGAGCGTTATGAACTATAGTTACGGAAGAAAGAAACCTTCTAAAAAGAAGAAACCTAAGAAGAAGAAATGATAAACTATCGGGGCGAGAAGTTTTCTGGATACAACAAACCAAAGAGAACTCCCGGCAAGTCAAAGAAGTTTGCAGTTCTTGCTAAGAAGGGGGATAAAGTTAAGTTGGTTAGGTTTGGTGATCCAAACATGACAATTAAAAAAGATCAACCTTCTCGTCGTAAAAGCTTCCGTGCGAGGCACAAGTGCGACACAAGTCCTCCAAATAAACTAAGCGCAAGATATTGGAGTTGTAAGAAATGGTAACTGTCTTCCTACATTGTAGGGCAAAGTCAGGAGTAATAGATGTCAGATACAGAAGAAGCACCAAAGAAAAAAAGAGGCAATCCAAACTTTCATAAAGGAATGAAAGCTCTTAATCCAGAGGGTCGTCCCAAAGGTTCCCTAAACAAATACACAAAAATCTCAAGAGAACTTATGTCCTCCAAAGGACCAGAGATTGTAAACAAAGTAATTGAGATGGCATTGGAAGGCGACAGGCATTGTCTGAAGATGTGTATGGATAGGATTATTCCCACTTCAAAAGCAGTAGAGATTACACACGAACATCAGGACTTAGGTGTTAATATTATAATCGAAGGTGTAAAAGCCGTAGAAGCCAAAGAAGCAAAAGAACAGGAAGTGTTTGAAGCAGAGTTTGAAGAAGTTAAATGGGGTGAACCTACTGTGGACATGGAATAATGCCCGATCTTAAGGTTACTCTTCACGATGCTCAAATGCAAATCTTCAAGTCTGACAAACGATTTAAAGTAGCAAGTTGTGGTAGAAGGTTTGGTAAAAGTTATTTAGCTGCATGGGTGCTAATTATTAAAGCACTTCAAAGTGAGGACAAGGATGTCTTCTATGTAGCCCCTACATTTCAACAAGCTAAAGATATTCTCTGGTCAATCCTTAAGGACGTAGGCCAAGATGTAATTAAAAACACACATGAAAATACTGCTACAATTACATTGGTTAATGATCGTAAGATTTATCTAAAGGGATCAGACAGGCCAGATAC